CGGTGGTCATCACCGGCCAGCTTGCGCTTGGCACCGACAGCATCACCCTCAAGTCCTATACGGTCGAGCTGCTGCTGCCCAACTAGCCGTGTGCGTTGATTTGTCCGGCGTTCGGCGGCACCTTCCCTGCCATGTTCAACAAGCTGAGTATCGTCAATGACTGTCTCGGCCTGACAGGCAATTCGCTGTGCAATGCCGAGGAAGATGGGTCCGACGAGTGGAAGGTGGCCTCGATCGCCTATGAGGCCGCGATCCTCGATCTCTTGGCCGCCCATGACTGGAAATTTGCCACCGCCATCCAGCATATGACCCGGCTCGGGGATTCACCCGATACGGAATACCGGGACGAATACGCCAAGCCGGCGAACAGCCTGGGCCTGATCTGGGTCCGGGTTCATGGCATGGACGTCGACTGGAAGATCGTCGGCAACAAGGTGCTGGTAACAGATGGTGGCGCGCCCAATGGCGAGGTCACCGCCAAGGTGGTGCTGCAGCCCCTCCCCGAGCAACTGCATCCCCTGTTCGTCAAGGCACTGCGGAGCTTCGTGCGCGCCGGTATTTTCGGCGGCCTGAACGAGGATCATGGCGAGGCGCGGCGCGAGCGGGAGGAAGGCGAGGCCTACATCCAGCAGGCCCGCACCAAGAGCGACCAGGAGCAGCGCGCCCGGCCGGTCTACCGCTCGACCTGGCTGCGCACCCGCAGCAGCCGCAAGGCGCCGATGCCATGGTGATCCCGGCCAACCTTCCGCGGCAGCAGGACTTCTCTGCCGGCCAGCTCGATGAGCGGACGCGCCGCGGCGACGACATCCCGCTGTTTCGCGCCGGCGCGCGGGTGGCGCGGAACTTCCGCATCAGCAACAGCCGCGCGCTGGTGATGCGCCCGGCGCGCAAGGCGCTGTTCATTGAGGACGGCCGCTGCGACGAGGTGCGGATGGAAAGCGGCATCACCTATTACCTGTGCTTTGGCGCCGGCACGCTGCGGATCCGCGACAGCGACGGCCTCACCGTGGCGGCCCGCGCCGGCTTCCCATGGACGATCCTCAATTGCCGGTTCGCGTCGTGGGCGATGACCGATCTGGGCGACATCGTGGTCTGCTTCACCAACATGCGCCCGGTGGTGATCCGGCGCCTGGTCGACGACAACTTCGTGGTGACCTGGACCTTCACCGAGTTCACGTTCGACCTCGGCCCTGACAAGGTGCCGCGCGTACCGCTGTTCCGCGTGGCCGAGCGGGGCATCACCATGACGCCGTCGGACCAGGAACTGGGTTCGATCACCATCCACTGGTCGGCCGACGTCCTGACCGGCAACCATGTCGGCTCGATCTTCACCTTCGCCAACCGGCGCATCCGCATCGACAAGCACATCAGCGCGCGGGATGCCGAGGCGACGGTGCTGGAGAAGCTCTACCCGCTGCAGATGCTGACCATCCTCGGCCCGGCGGACACGTCCGTGGCGGGCGGCCCCGGCCCCGGCGTGGCGGGCTATTCGGTCGGCGAGATTGTCATCGGCGACGAAAGCGACAACGAGGGCGAAATCGTCAAGATCGACCTCGCGCTGAACCGCATCTGGGTGCAGCTGCTCAACACCCACACCAGCTATTTCTGGAACCAGGACCAGGAGCCGCCGAAGCCGGGCGAATGGATCGTCGGGCCGAAGGAACGGGGCCGGCTCAAGTACGAGCCGCAATTCGGCTCGCCGCTGCCGACGCTGACCTGGAACGAGCAGATGATTTCGGACGCCAATGGCTGGCCGCAATCCTGCACCAACGATCGCAACCGGCTCACCTTCACCGATCTGCCGAAGACCAAGGAAGCGATCCTGTGGTCGGCGATCGGCGCGCCGTATGATTTCGATATCGACGGCACGCCCGACGGGGCGATGGCCGAGCTCTGCAGCGGCAAGCCGCGCGTTTACCATGTCCTCGGCGGCGCCGATCAATACGTTTTTACCGATCAGGGCGTTTATTACATACCTATCAGCGAGAATGCGCCGCTGCAGACCGGCAGCGTGAAGTTTCGCCCGGTGGCGAAGGATGCGTCGGATCGGGTGCGGCCGCTCGAGACCACCGAGGGTCACGTCTACCTCAATGCCGGGCGCAACAAGCTGCTGGCGATCGTGCCCACCGGGCAGACGGCGCGGCCCTACATGATCCGCCATCTCACCGATTATCACGGCGAGCTGTTCGCGGTGCCGATGGCGCTGGCCGCATCGACCGGCGACAAGGATTATCCCGAGCGATATCTCTATGTGCTCAATACCAACGGCACGGTCTGCGTCGGCAAATACAACACCGAGAAGGACTGGATCGGCTGGGTGCCGTGGGACGGCGCCGGCACGGTGAAGTGGATTTCGTCGCTCGACGCCAACGTGACCTTCTGCACGCAGTATCAATTCGGCAGCACCGAGTTTCCGGTGGTGGTCGAGACGTTCGACCCGCTGGCGTGGATCGACGGCGCGGTGCGGATCAACGACATTCCGCCGGCACTGGCCAGCGGGCAGGATCCCGAGTTCGAGCATTACCGCACGGCCGGCGTGCCGCTCGGCGACATGAGCGAGAATGCCACGCGCGAGGCAGCGTTCGATTCCACGATCCAGCAGACGGCGGACAAGTGCGCCAAGAAGACGGCCGCCGAGGGCTGGGTCGGGCGGTTCACGACCGTCGGGCACACCGTGAGCAAGGTGGTGCTTTATCCCTCGAGCGACCTCGGCTTCACCGACGCGGCGAACGTGACGCTGCAAATGTACGGCTCGAACACATTGCCGGCCACGCCGAGCGACGGCGTGCTGATGGGCACCACCACGATCGCGGACACGACCGCCCCGGTGACGATCATCGGCACGCATCCGACGACAGCCTATCCGTATCGCTGGGTGCGGGTGGCGCAGACCGGCGGCACCTATGTGCTGCTGTCCGAGGTCGTGTTCTTCACGCAGGGTGACAAGCGTGAGTCGAGCCGCGGCGCGACCGGGCCGCTGTGGTGGATGGCGACCGGCACTGTCGATATCGCGGACCGCTGGCGTTATCTCGGCGAGCGGACGGTCGACGCGAACGGCAACCTGGTGCTGCTGGCGGATGACGCCGACAAGTTCGCCGGCACCTACGTCTATGCCGGCGAGAAGTGGACCTCGACATTCGAGCCGCTATTCCCGCACGCCAACAGCGGGCAGTCGGTGCAGCAGACCCATCGCAAGCGCAAGATCCGCAAGGCGGTGCTGGCACTGAAGCACATCGGCGGGTTCGAGTTCTGCAACCGGCGCATCTCGGGCTGGGGCCAGGGCGACAATGAAAGCCTGCTGCCGGCCTGGCGCGAGGAGGTGCTGGCGTTCCGCTCGCTCGGGCGCACGGTCGACCCGCGGCGCATCCTCACCAAGGACATCCCTGGGCCGATGGACATCCTGGAGTTTTCTGCAGATACGACGGTGTAACCCATGCAAGCACTCCCAATGGTCGCCTCGCTTGCCAGCACCGGCATGGGCATCTTTGGCGGCCTCATGGAAGGCCAGGGCCAGCAGGCGGCCTACCAGCATCGCGCTGCGCAGGCCGAGCGGCAGCGCCAGGCCGCACTGGTGCAGGCGGATCAGACGAGCTCGTCCCTGCAGCAGGAGCTCGCCGAGACGCTGGGCAACATCAACGCCATCCGCGCCTCGTCGGGCGTGATGCATGAATCGCCGACAGGTCTCGCGATCGATGCGCGCGAGTCGAAGGAAAGCGATCGGCAGCGCCGCATCAAGGTCGGCAACATCAAGTCGCAGGCGCAGCAGCTCTGGGAGGATCAGAAGTATTACGCCTATGCCGGCGACCAGGCGATGCGCAGCAGCATGTTCAGCACGTTCGGCCGTGCGCTGTCCTCGTTGAGCGGCCTCGGCGGTCGCGTCGGATCAACGGGCTATTAAATGGCAGCACAGCTTCCCACGGTCCCGCGCCGTCTGGTCCTGACCGAGGCTCCGAAAACCGGTGTCACGGCGGAAGACATCGCCGGGCCATACAAGTGGCTGGGCCAGGCGATGGCCAAGATCGGCCAGGGCGTCGAGGACATCGCCACGCCGTTCGTCGAGCAGCAAGCGCAGTCAGCGGTGACCGTCGGGGAAGACGGCACGCCGTCTGTGACGATGATGCCGCTGATCAGCGGCCGTCTCGGTCGGGCGTACAACAAGACCGCCGAACATAACTACGACACGGCGATGACGGCGAAGATCAACGCCGATCTGAACCGGATCCAGGAGGAGAACCGCGGAAACCCGGAGGGTTTCAACCAGGCGATGACGACCTACAAGGCCGGCATCCTCGCCAACGTGCAGCCGCATCTGCGTCAGGGGTTCGACAACTTTTTCATCGGCCAGCAGCGCGAACGCTTCAACCGCATGATCACGGAGAAGAACCAGCGCGACCACGTCCTCGGTCAGGATGCGCGCGCCTCCGAAATCGGTCGGCTCACTGACGAGATGCAAATCATCGCGCGCGACGATCCCAATGGGATCGAAAGCGAGGGCTTCCGGTCGCGCCTCGAGCAGTACGACAAACTGCTGGCCAAGCAGGTGGCCGATCCGCGCAACACGCACTCGCCCGAGAAGCTCAACAACGCGCGCAACACCGTCATCGGCCAGGCGACGGGCAATTGGCTGATGTCCAAAGTAAACCGCGCGCTGGAGACACAGGGTCCAGCTGCGGCGGAAGTCGTCCTCAAGGAAGGCCTCGCGGCACTGCGCAAGGGCCTGCGCGGCGGCGCGGTCGACCCGAAGAAGTACGACACGAAACTGACGGACGCCGAGGAAGCAAAATTCCAGCAATGGAAGACGGAGAATGCGCCGCGCGACAGCGGCGAGGATTACGATCTGCGCGGCGCGTTCAAGAAGGGCGTGAAGGCCGACGCCTACGGCCACTGGCCCGACACGTTCAAGAAGCCCAACCACCCGACATTCTCGACGGACTCGCAATACGCCAAGGACCGGCCTGAACTGGCCGGCAAGTGGGTGACCGGCGCGGATGGCGAGCAAACCTACGTCCCGCCCGAGGAGAACCTCGACCAGAGCGGCGCCTACGGCATCAAGCTTCGCGACATCAAGAGGTTCGAGAAGGAAGGCGCG